ATGGCTGATCTTTCCATTACGGCGGCGAATGTGTTGCCGGTTTCCGAGGTGCCGCTGGAAATCGGGACGGCTGGCGCGGCGATTGCCGCCGGCGAGCAGGTCTATCTTTCCAGTGCGACGAACAAGTGGTTGCTGGCCGATTCCAATTCGGCGACGGCGGAGGCCCGCAAGGGCAGTGCGACAGCGCTGTGCAGCGCTGCGGCGGACCAGCCGATTGTTGTCGGCAAGGGCGGCAAGGTCAATTTCGGCGCGGTGCTGACGGTTGGCGCGACCTATTATCTTTCGGCAACACCTGGCAAAATCTGCCCCGCCGCTGACCTGGCAACCGGCATGTATCCGCAGGTGGTTGGCATGGCTGAAACGACAAGCGTGATGAAATTGTCCTATGCAACGCCCGGCGTGGCGCTGCCCTGATGAACCGCAGTCTCGACGGGGCCGGGCGGCTGAACCAGCGGTTCACGTTCGAACGGCGGGTGAGCCAAGGCGACGGGGCGGGCAACACGGTTGCCGCGTTCGTGCCGGTGTTTACCTGCGCTGCCGCCCGTGCCGATCTGAAGGGTGGCGAGACCGTGATGGCCTCGCGGCTTGAAGGGCGGCAGCCGGTGGTGTTGCGGATCCGTGCCTCGGCTGAGTCCAGGGCGGTGACAACCGACTGGATGGCGCGGGATGCACGTTCGGGCGAGACGTTCAACATAAGGTCGAAAAGCGAGACGGGTGACCGGCTTTATTTCGACATGCTGTGCGAGGCGGGCGTGGCGGAGGGTTAAGACCCCTCTCAGCCTCGCTGCGCTCGGCACCTCTCCCCGCAAGCGGGGCGAGGTTAAAACGGCAAATCGGGATTCGCTGAAATGGTTCAGAACGTCCAGAAGGTGACGCGGCAGATCATGGCTTTTCCGGCCAAGGTCAAGGCGGCGGTGCGGGCGGAAATGGCCCGCCAAGCCGACGAGGTGGTGCGGCTTGCCAAGCAGTTTGTGCCGGTCGACAGCGGAGACTTGCGCGATTCCATCGGATGGGTCTGGGGCAGGAAAGTTCCGAAAGGGGCGATTGCTGTGGGCTCGGTTGGCAATGCATCGACAGAAAGTGATGAAAAAGCGCACACGGTGATAACGATCTATGTCGATGAAAAAGCCTATTATGCGCGTTGGGTAGAGTTCGGCACGGAAAGCCACAATGTACAAAAGGGTGGGGGCACTAAAGCCGGCAAACTCGCATTGACATTTGGTGTCATGAATAAACGAGGCAGAAAACCGATTTATCATCCGGGTGCTTCTGCTCATCCCTTCTTCTTTCCGGCTTTCCGGTTGCGCAAAAAGAAAATTGGCCTTGCGATCAACAAGGCGATCCGCACCGCGATCAAAAAAGGGTTCTGACGGGTCATGGCTTCACCGGCAAGCGAACTGCAGCGGGCACTTTATGCCGCGCTGACCGGCAATGCGGGGGTGGCGGCGCTGTGCGGGCGGCGGGTTTATGACCGGGTGCCGGAAAAGCCGGTGTTTCCCTATGTGTCGTTCGGTGCGTCGCAAAGCGTCAATGCCGATGCGGACTGCATCGCGGCGGGGGAGCATTTCCTGCAGATTGATGTCTGGTCGCGCAAGCCTGGACGGCTGGAAGCGAAGGACCTGACGCATGCGGTGAAGCTGGCGCTGCACGGAGCCGGGATCGAACTTGCCAGCCATGCGCTGGCGCTGATCGAGGTCGAGGGCGAGCGGCATTTTACCGACCCGGACGGGCTGACGACGCATGGCGTGGTGAATCTCCGGGCGATGATTGAAGAGAAGGATGAGCCCTGACATGGCATGGGCAATCTTCACGCGGCGCTTTATCTGGTCCCGGCCCGGCACCGGGTTGAGCTTTCATGTCGACCCTTCCGGTGAGCCGCAAGAGAAGCCGCACGATGTGATCGAGGCTGCGCTTGCGGCAGGCGCGGCGGTGGAAGTGATGTCACCTGCCCGCCCCGAAGCCAAAAGGCTGAAGCGCACAAAGAGCTGATTTCACCAATTCCCGGATGGCGGGAACAATAACCGGCTTTTTGCCGGACCCTAATCCCATGGAGACAAGAGATGGCAAAGGCAATTACCGAAAAGTTTGAACAGCTGGTGCTGCGGGCGGAAACCGACACGCCGGGCACCTATGCGCGCCTCTGCGGGCTGGTCGGTGTGACCGTGACGCGCACCGCCGAGATGGACACGGTGGAAGTGCCGGATTGCGACGATGAAAGCCTGCCGCTTTCGGTGGAAAAATCGGTGCGGTCGGTCTCGGTGTCGATTTCGGCTGAAGGCGTCTGGGCGCAGCAAAGCCATGAGACGATGATGGACTGGTTCTATTCGAGCGCCCCGAAAAACATCCAGATCGAAAATGCCAATGCTGCGGTGGGCGATACCCAGTTCGAGACGGCGCCGGGACTGCTGGTCGAACTGACCCACAGCCGCGAAAAGGGGCAGGCGGTGCAGGCCTCGATCCAGATCGAACTGGTCGGCACGCCGGTGCGGACGCCGAAGGCATAAAATGAAGCGTGAACCGATGATCGAGGGCTGGCCGGGGGGGATGAGCCGCTTCCGGTTCGGCCTCGGCGAGTTTCAGGGTTTGCAGCAGGCGCTGGACAGCGGGCCGAACCGGGTGCTGCTGCGGCTTGTCACGTCCGACTGGCGGATTGACGATGTGATCGAGACGATCCGCTTTGGACTGATCGGCGGTGGCGAAAAGCCGGAGCGGGCGCGGGGACTTGCCGTCAATGCGCTTGACGATTGGTCGCCGTACCGGCTGGCGCTGCTGGCGGCGCGGGTGCTGGAAAACTTCTTGATGCAGGACCCGCATGATCCGGCCGGCGAGGCCGGGCAGGCGGCGAAGGCGGATGATGACGAATTCGGGCGCTGGCCTTTCTCGCAGTTCATCGGCGTTGGTGCGGCGATGGGCTATTCGCCAGATCAGGTGAACGCGATGACGCTTTGGCAATTCCGGGCGGCGTTCGAGGGCTGGAAGGCTGCCAACTCGACAGAACCAGCCAAGGGACCTGACCTTTCGACGGAAGACGCCGAAGCGCTGGCGCGTGACCTCGGGCTGGAGGGCATGACCGATGGCCAGTGAATCCGAAGCGCTGCTGCTTCGTATCGAGGCGAACCAAGCCAGGTTTGAAAAGCAGATGGCGGCGATAGCCCGCAGTGCGGCCACTGCGGCCAAGAAGGCGGAGGATTCGTTTGGCCGCAGCGGGTCCCGGATGGGACGGGCGTTCGAGCGGGGCGGGCGGCAGGCGGAACGGTCGGTCGGGGCGATGCGGGCGCAGACGGCGAACCTGTCGTTCCAGCTCAATGACATTGCCACGCAATTGGCCTCCGGCACATCGCCGTTTCAGGTGATGGTGCAGCAGGGCGGGCAGGTTGCCCAAATCTTCCAGGGTTCCGGCGGCATCCTGAATTCGATCAAGTTGCTCGGCTCCGGGCTTGCCTCGCTGGTCAGCCCGGTTTCGCTGGTGACCCTGGGGCTGATCGGGCTCACCGGCTATCTGGTGCAGTATTTCACTTCCGGCAGCGAAAAGGTGCCGGAACTGAACGAACTTCTGAAAAGCCATGGCGAGGCGATTGCGGCGCTGGAAAAGGATTATGGCGGGGCGGGCAAGGGGCTGGAGGACTATGCCAAAAAGAGCTTTGCGGTCCTGAAGGCGCAGGAAGCGGTTTCACGCATCAAACTCAAGGACAGTCTCAAAGCCTTTGCCGAGGAATTCATTTCATCCGGCGAGGTGATCCGCTCCTCTTCGGAAGATATCCAGCAAAGCATCCTGCGCATTCAGGATGAGATCGCCGGGGTTTACCAGAGCGATCCGGCGCGGGCACGCGAACTCGAAGCAGAATTGCAATCGCTGTACAAACAGTTGAACGATGTGGCAGCGGGGGCAAAATCTGTTACGCCGCGGTTTGCAGCCTTCGGCAAGGAGTTGCTGGATTTTGCAGAAGCCGCCGATTCAGGTGAGATCAATTTTACAAAGCTGCGAGACCGAATTGCCGAAATTGTAAATGATTCCTCTACCCCGGAAGCCATCAAGAAAACTGCCGGTGAGTTGCTGGAAATGACGGAAAACGCCGCCAGCGCCGAGCGTTATCTAAATCCATTGGAAGACAGCGTAAAAGAGATTTCTGCTGCTGCTCTGGGATCGGCGGCATCCTTGAACAAGATGAACACGGCGCTGGCCGAACTTTCCGGCATTGCCGCGCCGGCGTTGAGCGAGGCGGAACAGGCGCTGGCGGCCTACAATATTGCCATGGCCAATGCGCAGGGGCTGGAAGACCGCATTGCCGCGACCAAGGCCTATGAAGCGGCGCTGAACCGGGTGGCAACGGCAGAAGCCAAAGCCTCGGATGCGGCGGGGCTGATCAAGAAATTCGAAGGCTTCCGCAATAATGCCTATTATGACGTGAATGCCTATCGTGCGGGCTATGGTTCCGATACGGTGACCAAGGCGGACGGCTCGATCAGCGCCGTGACGGCCTCGACCATCGTGACGCTGGCGGATGCCGAGCGCGATCTGGCGCGGCGGATCGGCGAGTTTCAAAACGCGATCAAGAATGACGTTGGCACGGACCTGTTCAACTCGCTGAGCGAGGCGCAGAAAGCGGCACTGACCTCGATTGCCTACAATTACGGCTCACTGCCTGACCGGCTGGTGGAGGCGATCAAGAGCGGCGACACCGGCAAGGTCTATGCGGCGATCCGGGGCCTTGGCGGCGACAATGGCGGGGTGAACCGGGCGCGACGGCTGCAGGAGGCGGAACTGTTCGCCAAGGGCTCCGCCGGCGGCGATGCGGCGATTGCCTCGTTCAAGGCACAAGACTCTGCCATCGAAAATCATGCCAAACGCATTGCCGACAAAAAGGCCGAGATTGCGGCGTTGAAGGAAGAGATCGGGCTGAAGAGCCAATTGGGGGCGCTGGAAGGGGCGAACACGGCGAAATTGACCGCGCACCAGGCGGCGCGGGAGCTGCTCAACGGGGCGATCAAGGACGGGCTGGCGGCGGGCAAGGAACTGGCCTCGGTGCAGCAGCTGCTTTACGGCGACTTGTCACAGCTTTCACCGGCGGCGCGGGAACAGGCGCTGGCGATGCGCGATGTGGCGCTGAGTTATGGTGAAGCGAAAGCCGCCAGCGAAGGGCTGGAACAGAGCCAGAAGACGCTGGCGGCATCGATGCAGGCCGCGTCGGCCTTTTCCAAGGATGTGCTGGGCGGCTTCATCCGCGACCTGGTGGCGGGAAAATCGGCGTCAGAGGCGCTGGCCAATGCCTTGTCGAAAGTGGCGGACAAGTTGCTCGACGTGGCACTGAACAGCCTGTTTGACACATCAGGTGGTGGCGGCGGGTTCCTCGGCGGATTGCTGGGCGGCATCGGGCAATTGTTCGGCTTTGCCGATGGCGGCATTGCGGCGGGTGGCAAGCCGAAGATGTTTGCCCGTGGCGGTGTGTCGCGCTCTGCGGCCATATTCGGCGAGGCCGGGCCGGAGGCGGCGGTGCCGGACGGACGGCGGATTCCGGTGGCGCTTGACATGAAGAACATGAAGCGCGGCGGCGCTGGCCAAGGCGGTGCGATCCGGGTGGAGACGGTGATGCGGGTCGAGGGCGGATCGCTGGTGCCGGCGATGGTGCAGGTTTCCGGCATGGTGGCGGGACAGCAGATACGGCAATCATCCAAGGCCTTGCCATCGCGGCTCGGCGAAGCGCAGCGCCGGGGCAAATAGAATGCAGAGAAGCATCATTGACCTGCCATGCGGGGTGCTGGGTGCGGTGGTGCGCAACTGGCATCTTGACGTGCGCGGGCGGGCAGCATCGGATTCGGTCGATGGGTCTGGGCAGGTGGTCTATGGGGTGCAGCCGCGCTGGATGGCGGAACTGACCATCCCGGTGGCAGGGCGCGAGCGGGTGCTTTCGTTCCGGGCGCTGGCGGCGCAATTGCGGGGGCGGGTGAATCTGTTGCGCGTGTGCCTGTGCGATCCTTATGCGCCGACAATCCGGGCGATGTCCGGCACGGCGCATGACGGGTTGCCATACAGCGACGGGACATTGCACAGCGACGGGACCGGCTTTGAGACGGTGCCGGTGATCGCGCTGACTGCGCCGCTGGCCGAAGGGGTGGAAACCATTGCATTTGACGCCACCACGGTGGCGGGGCTGGTGACGGCGGGACAATATGTGTCGATCGATGACTGGCTCTACATGATCCGTTCCCTCGAGGGCGAAGGGGCGGACAGCATCATGACCATCGAGCCGCCGCTGCGGCGGGCGGCGTTGGCGGGCGATGAAATAAGGCTCAAGGCGCAAAGCATCATGGCGCTGACCAGCGATGCGGAGACGCAGCTTTCCCTCGCGTCGGCAGGGCGGATGGGCGAGGCCAAACTGCAGCTGGTGGAATGGCTGAATAGGTAGGGCAGTAGGTGCTTCGAGGCATGTCCGGATTTGATCCGGACAAGCACCTCAGCATGAGGGATTTTGAGGATGACGCTTTCGGACTTTGATCTTGAGGCCGAGATAGTCGGCAAGCTGGACTTGCTGGAGATCGAGACTTCCGGCGGGACCCTGCGGTTCCTGGCCGGGGATGATGGCTGGTTCAAGGATGTGAACGGCAACATCTGGACAGGCTCGAAACTGATGTCGATTTCGTCGATCGACCATTCTGTCGGCGGGACGGCACCGGATGTGACAGCAACGTTTTCCTATGTGCAGGACCCGGATGCGGAGGATATGTTTGCGCTGATCCGCGAGCATGGCGGGGCGGATGCGGTGAAGGGGCGCAAGGCGCGGCTGTGGTATCAGCATATCGGGCAGCACGGCGAATTCTATGCGCCGGTGGCGGCGCCGGTGCTGATTTTCGAGCGGGTGTGCCAGAACCTGACATTTTCGTTTGACGGGCCGCAGCAGCGCACCGTGGCGCTGTCGATCGAGGGGCCGTTCAACCTGCGCTCGCGCCCGGTGGGCGGCACCTATTCAACGCATGACCATGCACGGCGGCTGGGCGTGGCGGCGAATCCAAGCCTGGAATTCATGCCGGGCACGACCATGGATGAACAGCCGCTGTTCGGGCTTTAGGCCCGAACAAAGGCTGTTCATCCATTGATTCGTTATCAGTGGCGGATGGCCTTAAGCTTCTCGACGCTGGAATCGCGTCTCAGCGCTGCCATCCGCGTATTCTTTGCCCCGCCCTTAAGCGGCAAGCCGCTGGCGGGGCCGTCATCAATATGACGCCCATGCGATAATCACGCGGCCTTGGCGCTGGCCCCTCTCCGTCACGGCTTCCACCTTCGCCAAGGCTACGGCGAGACAAGTCGCCCGCGACACCTCTCACCGCTCACGGGGCGAGGTTGAAGGACCATCATGAAACTGCATTACGCGCATCTGCATCTGTGGAAGGCGACGCCCTTTGTTTGGGGTGTTTCCGACTGCATGCTGGCCATTGCCGACTATCTGAAATCGGCGACCGGGATCGACTGCGCGGCACATCTGCGCGGGGCCTACAATGACATGGCGAGCTGCGCCCGGCTGACCGGATATCATCTTGATCCGGTGGCGGCAGCCGAGGATTGCGTGCGGCGGATTCCGTTGCAGCGTATCGAGTCGCCGCAGGAAGGCGATGTCGGGGTTGTCATCCCTGATCATTCGGGGCGGGGCGTCGGGGCAATCTTTCTCGGCAGGACCGGCAACTGGGCGGTGCGGGGCGAAGCCGGGCTGGTGATCGGCAGGCCGGTCAAGGTGCTGGCGGCCTGGAGTGTTGGTGAACGATTCATGCATTTGACCCCCACCCCTGACCCCTCCCCACAAGGGGGAGGGGAATGAAACGCAGCGTGCTGAAATATCTGGCGGCGGGGTTGTTTGCCACCACGGCACTGTGGCCGACTGCGGCACTGGCGGACCCGATCACGGCGCTGATCGGATTGATCGGGTCGTCGCTGGGCGGGCTTGCGACGGGTCTTGGATTTGCCGGGATTGGCGGTGCGCTGGCTGGTCTTGGAACGTTTTCCGCCGGAGCCTTTGTCGCAGGGGCGGCGCTTGGCGGGGTTGGCCTGTTTGGATCGCTGCTGCGGATCGGGCTTTCAGTCGGATTGTCGCTTCTGGCCGAGGCGTTGCGGCCGAAACCGCAGACGCCGGATCCCGGCCAAAGGATGGCCAATTACCGGCAGAACATTGCCTATATGGAAATTGTCTATGGCCGGACACGCAAGGGCGGGCCGCTGGCGTTCTGGCAATCAAAGAGCGGACAGCGCTTCTATGACGTGCTGATGGCGGCGCATGAGATCGACGGCTATGAGGCGTTCTTTGCCGATGACCGGCAGGTGACGTTTGCCTCCGGCAGTTCCGGCACCATCGGCTCTGCGCCCTACAATCATGGCGGGGGCGTGCTTGGCCTTGACCCGAAGACGGGGGCGCCGGGGCAGACGGTTTCCGGTTACCTGATGTTCTTTGCCCCGCATGTGACGGCAGCACATGACTTTGCCGGGCTCGCGCATATTGCGGCGGTCTGCAACAATGTCGAGCCGGAACGATTCACCGAGATTTATCCGAGCGGGCGCGAACCGGCGATCACGGCCCTGTTCCGGGGCAAGAAAATCCACGATCCGCGCAGCGGCACAACGGTCTGGAGCGACAATGCGGCGCTGGTGATTGCCGACTGGGTGACCTCGGCGGACGGGCTGAACCGCGAGGTGGACTGGGATGAGGTGGCGGCCGAGGCCGATGTCTGCGACGAGACGGTGCTGGACCGCAATGGCGTGGCGCAGAAGCGCTGGACGCTGAACGGAAGCTATCTGCTGGCCGAGGCACGGGAGACGGTGCGGGCAATGCTGGGCGTGGCCTGCGATGCGTTTTTCTATGAGCGGCATGACGGCAAGGTCGGGTTCAAGGTGGGGCGGTTCATTGCGCCAACCGTGACGATCCGCGACCGGCACATCCTGTCGGCGCAATACACGTCCGGGCTGGATGGAACCGATGCGGTCAATGCGCAGGTGGTGAACTACACCGCGCCGGCGCGGGGTTGGCTGGAAGCACCTTCGGCGGCGATCAAGGCAACGGATGCCACCGGCGAAGCCTATGAGGAAGACACGATCAATGTGTATCTCATCAACAGCCACAACCAGGCTTGCCGGGTGGCCAAGCGGCTTTTGCTGTCACGGCGGGCGGAATGGCGGGCGGCGCTGACGCTGAACATGCAAGGGGCAAAGCTGCAGGAGCAGCGGTTTTTCACGCTTGACCATGACGAGGCCGGGATTGCGCAGGTCATGGAAATCGACTCCCTGGAGCGCAACGAGGATGGCATCAGCTACACGGTGCAATGCCATTCGGTGACGGCACCGGATTTCCAGTTCATTGCGGCAACGGAAGAGCCGGAACCGCCGAAGCGCACGACGATCTCGAATGATGACACAATCCCGGCTCCGACCGCAGTGACGGCGACGGGCGTGGCGGGCGGGTTGCTGGTGGACTGGACAGCGCCGGCGCGGACCAGCCTTTCAACCGTGGTGCGGGTGCGCACCGTGACCGGCCCCGGCCAATGGCAGGAAATCGCCGTGCGCTCCGGCCAAAGCGAAATCACCGTGGCGGGCCTGCCTACCGTGCCGCACCATGTCGAGGCGCAGCATGTGACGGCCTCGGGGCGGGGCTCGGCCTGGGCGCCGGTGGACGGTTCGGGCAATCCGACTCTGACGGCTACGCCGGGGATTCCGGCACCACTGGCACCTGAGCCGGCGGTGTTTACCGTGACCGGCGGCGTCGGCGATGCGGATGTGGATTTCACCACGGCCAACAATCCTGCCGTGGCGGGAACGGTGTTCCGGCGCAACACGTCCAACACCGAAACCGGCGCGACGTTGGTCGGCACGGTCTATTCCGGGCCGAATGCAGCGCTGTCGTTCACCGACACGCCGCTTGCGGCGGGGAGCTACTGGTATTTCGCACGGGGCCTGAACAGCGCCGGGGCTGAAAGCACGGCAGCTGCGGCCAGCGGGTCTGTGACAGTTACCTGATTTTCATCTGCCTTACATTCCGGAGACATGACCATGGTTCTTGAACTCGCCCCCAGCGTGTGGCGCGACTTTGCGCTGTCTGGCGTTCCGGCATCGGGACGGCACGAGCCGGACAAAAGCAAGATCCGCGCCTGGGGGACATGGGTGGAGCGGATGATTGCCGCGTTCACGTCCAATGGCGGGCTGGTCTATGCAACCAAGGCGGCGATGGATGCCGATCTTTTGCATGCCGTGCATGTCAGCGCCTGGGTGGTGGATGACCCGGTGGCGGCGAACAACGGGATTTACGAAAAGCTGGGTGCTTCGGGCGCCGGTTCGTGGAACCGGCTGGCGGACCTGCCCTATTCGTTCATTGCCTGCGACGATGCCGGCGCGGGTACGGCCAATGCGATCCAGATGACATCAAGCATTCCGGCCCCGGTATCGCCGGGAGCGGCGCTGTTCATCGGCAATATTTTCGAAGCGAATACAACGGCGGTCACGCTTTCGCTGAATGGTGCGCCTGCCAAGCCGCTGGTGAGCAACAGCGGCAATCCGCTTTTGTCCGGCTATCTTGCGGCCGGCATGCGGATCAGTTTTATCGATGACGGTGCCAGCTACCGACTGATCAGCGACGTGGCAAGCGCTGCAATTCAGGCAGCGGCGGAGGCTGCGGCGCTTGATGCGGCGGCTTCGGCGGCGAGCGTGGCCAAGCGGCGGTTTGCCACGGTCGCGGCGGCAGCGGCGTTTCTGGCCATTGGCGGTTATCCCGATCTGGTGGAAACCGAAGTCTACGGCGCCAACAACGCCGGTGGGGCGGCCTACGTCAAGAGGGTTTCCGAACCGGCGCACCCCGGCAAATTCCTGATGAACGGGACCACCTGGTATGAGCTGTCGCCCTATCAGGAGGTTTCGCCCTACACGTTTGGTGCACCCAACGATGGCGGCACCACAGACGGCAAGGCGGCGATTGATGCCTTTGCGCTGTTCACCGCAACCTTTGCCGTGGCGCGCGCCAGCATCGAGGGCATCTGGGGCACGTCCGGCAATCTCTGGCTGGGATCGCAGACCGGCAAGTCGGAAACCCGCACCTATTACGGGACGATGCGGATCAAGGCGCTGAACGCCATTTCCGGCACTGTGCTGACCATCGGCAACGCCGTGGCCGACCAGGCCTACAACATGACGATCAATGGCCGCATTGACGTGACCGGTACCGGCGGTGTCGATCCGGCCACGCGGACCTGCGACCATCTGATCCGGCTGAAAAACGTCATCATCAAGACGCAGGGCCTGCGCGGGCGCTATTGCCTCGGCTACGGGCTGATTGCCGATGGCGTTGTCGGCTCGTCATTCATCATCGGTGCCGACTTCGGCCAGCTGGATTTTCTTGACTGCGGCACAATGTACGACGGCGTCGGCGATACCGACATCGGCCTGACCTCGACCTTCACCTCGACCGACACCGGTTCGTCCGGCGTGTTCACGCAGCGCTCCGAGCTGGTGGTGGCGACGCCGCCGCCATCGTGGATATTGACCGAGGGCATCAACACCCAGCAACATTTCATCAAGTTTGCCGGGCAATTCTATTTCATCCACAGCTACAACAGCGGAACGCAGACGCTTTCCGTCCACCCTTGGCTTCCGGCTGGAACCACGTCCGGCACGCTGCACTATTGTGTGGGCGGCGGTGTCTATCTCAAGGGCGGCGATGCGGCGGGCGCGCTGTTCGGGCGGGTGTCCTCGACGCGGTGTGCAACCGGCGTCGGCCTGGCATCGCTTTACGGGCCGGTGATGCTTAACCCGATCACCCAATCCTGCTCTATCGGGTTTGCGCTCGGCAATGCGCCGGATGGCGGCATACTTGGCGGTGCGGTCATTGGTGCCTACTTCGAAGGCAACGGCATTGACGTGCTCAAGGTGCCGCGCGCCGGGCCGCCAAACTTCCAGACATATTTCTCGACTACGATTGCGCTCAATCTCGTGAAGTGTGTTTCGATTGCTGCTTCGCGCCTGACCGGCGGGGCGATGTCTTCGGCCTACAACCACATGGAAGGCATCGAGGGGCTTTACGGTCCCGGCTCAAAATACAAGCAGCTGCCGAACAACGGGCAGGCGGCATCCAACCCGGTGACGTTCGCGCTCAACTATGAGCATACTGTGGAGCACTACCATCGCACGTCCGGCGCGGCGTTCACGGTCAATCTGGCACAGGTGGCTGGATTGAACGCCGCCTATGGCTGGGACGATGGCGTCGCTTTTTTCACCGGCATCGGGGCGAACAACAAGCCGACTTATGACATCGTGTTTGACCCGCCGACCGGGGAAAGCATCAACGCACTGGCAGTGGATGCGACCTTCACCATTCCGGCGGCGTCGCTGTTTGCCATCGCCATGATCAAGATCAAGAAAATCGTGGGCGGGGTCTGGCTTGTCACGCTGGTCTATGGCGACACACCAAAAATGCTGTCCGGCAGCGCGACGTTCGACCCGCCAAGTGTCGGGGCCGATGTGATCGGGCCGGGCGATGAAACGACCGTGGACATCACCGTGAATGGTGCGGCTGTCGGCGACATCGTCGTCGGGATTTCATTCTCGCTGGTGGTCGATCTGGACATCAGCGCCAGGCTCATTGCAACGAACACGGCGAGGGCAAAATTCAGGAACAACAGCGGCGCGGCCATCGACCCGGCGAGCGGGACGGTGCGCATCCTCGTGGCGGACGTGACATGACAGGGATGATTGACATGAGCGAGACAGACCAAGGCCGGGCGGCGCTTCTGGCGCACCTGAAAGGCCAAGTGATGAGCGCACTCGACTTCGCGGATGACCGGCAGTCGGCCTATATCGCCGACCAGTTTGACGCGGACGATGAGCCAATGCCGACGATGGGCGCGGAAAACTCGCTGCTGATGCTGAAAGCGGCGCTGGAAGAATGGAGCCGGTTTTCCGGCGTCACGGTTGATGTTTCCAAGCTGCGCTATCCGGGTTGCCTTGGCGATCTGGCGCTGATCCGCGCGGCGGTGGAGGCGGTGTGAGCGATGGCAACCACACTCACTGATTACTGCACGCTGTTTCCAGACCGCGCTTTTGGCAGGGACTGGTCGGCATGCTGCATGGTGCATGATCTTGCCTATGGCGCGGACGGATCGCGCATGGCGGCGGATTTGGAACTGGCCTCGTGTGTGACGCAGGCGACGGGCTGGCACGGCCTCGGTGCGCTGATGTTTGCCGGGGTGGCTGCCTTTGGCTGGTGGTTTCGGCGGAAGGGAAAAAAGGAGAGATCGGCATGACTGGAATTGTCCGGATTATCGCACACTGGTCTGTGACGAAATACAAGTGCGACGCCGACAGCCGCGACCACTATCATTTCATCTATGAAGGCGACGGGACCGAAGTGCCGGGCCACAAAAAACCGGAAGACAATCTGTCAACGGCGGATGGAATCTATGCCGCCCACACATTGGGCTGCAACACCGGGTCAATCGGGGTGGCGTGCGCGGCCATGTTCGGGGCGGTCTCCGAAACGAACTATGGCAAGTATCCAATCACCCTTGTTCAATTTCGCGCAATGTGTTTTGGCATTGCCCGCCTGTGCAAAAAGTACGGGATTCCGGTCACGCCGAAAACCGTGCTTTCCCATGCCGAAGTCCAGGGCACCCTCGGCATCAAGCAGCGGGGCAAGTGGGACATTTCCGTCCTGCCTTTTGCCAATTTGAAAGGAGCCAAGGCTTGTGGCGATGCCATGCGCACGGACGTGGCAGGTTATCTCAAGACCTTGCAAACGGTCGGCGACATTCCCAACCAGCGAAAGGATTCATGATGGGCAAGATATCAAAGGCGATTGCGGCCGGGCTTGGCGGCGGGGCTGTTGGAACTATTGGTGCGGCAACCGGCGTTTTCACCCTGCCCGAAGGTTCGCCGCCGATTTATTATGTTCTCATGGCACTGGTCTCGGTTCTCGGCCCGGCATTGGCGACATATATCGCGCCGAAGAACGCGGATTGAGAATAGATCATGGCGCCGCAGCCGAGAAAGTCACCAAGCCGGGCGAACGCCGGGATTCAGCGCACGCTCGGCCAGCTGGAAGGCACGCTGGAATCGCTCGTTGCCAGTTTCGGCGAAATGTCAGCCGAGAGCGCAAGGGCGCGGGGCAAGATGTATGACGCGATTGCGGTGGTGAAGGAAACCGTGACGAAAATGGACGGGCGGCTATCCGAACTTGAAAAGCAGGTGAGCCTGATCACGCCGGAAACCAAGGAGTTCACCCGCTGGCGAATGCAGGCGCAGGGGGCTGGCAAGCTCGGCAAGGCGCTTTGGATCACTGGCGGAGCGATCCTGTCGATGGCAGCGGGCGCTGTCGCGGCATGGCAATGGCTGATCGGCAAGACGCCGGGTTGA